AAATCTCCTACAACCGTCTACGACAAGTGGCCGTCTACCTATAAGATTTGCACCTACAAGTATCATGCGTGCGCATAGATTTAAGGCAAATGCAATAGTCGGAGTGGATATGCGACCTATTAACGTCTCATTATCAGCCAATACGTGGGAACTAGCTAAGCGGAAGAAGAACTTCAGCCAATGGATCAGGTTGAAACTCCATGAAGAACGTCGAGTAGCACGTGAACTAATGCAATTAGAAGAGGATTTGACTCAAGCGCGGTCGGCAATCAAGCAATACGTCAAAGTTGTCGATGAGTTATCCAGGGAGTTGGACAAACAATGAGCGATGAAGTGATTCAGAACCAAATTAAAAGACTCGGAGGGATATGGGAAATACTCGCTATCATCCATGATCGCCACGAAGGTCGAATGGATGATGAAGATTATTCTTTCATCATGGATGAATTAACCGATGTCATGGATACACTAGGAGGAAATCCATGATGATGCAAGTTTGGAAGCTCTATCTTTGCGAACGCTGCGGTTACCAGGACATCCTCCACAAGAACGGGCGTCCATCGTGTCCACATTGTCGAGGATATACTACGTGTAGACGTAAACGCCTGATTATCATCGATTGGATCAGTTAAGGTTTGTTATGCTCTTTCTTCATGTGCTTTAACCACACGATTTTAGATTCAAACTTCTTTTTACAATGAGGGCATTGAATGGTAGGTTTCATTTCATCGCCTTCTTTGTATTGCGATGCGCCTGGCTCATCAATTTGGTGACCTTCGTGCGCGGATGCTTTTTGATTAGCTTCTTTAATTGAATTCCGAATTCCCTAGAGTACTTTGAAACTTTCTTACGTTTCTTTTTTGGTTTAGCAGCTAATGTAGCTCCTTCACTTTCACGCTCGGATCCGATCAAGGATCTTAGAGCTTCATATTCTTCCAACGTTAATGTTACATGTGCCATTTTATTTCCCCCTGGTAAGTGATGCTGACCACATTGCGATCGAGACCGCCCTGGCTATTGGTGCCAGGCGTGGATTAAAGATTGCAATCATCGTGGCTTTACTAGCTAATCTCCGATCGTCGGCGGCTGTGCATCCTCCCTTCGAACAGGAAATGTCATGATTCATACAAGCGCGATCCAGGGAGTCCATTGGTTTTACCGACCAATCAACGCGTGAATCGTTTGATGCGTACGGTTTACCACCCGTCCAATTAGGACCGCAATAGTTACCATGTATTCGAACCAGGGTTTAACCCCCCATTCAACCAGATAGCAACTCAGATTGTACTAAAGCCGCGTATATCGAACTAGCTGCTTTGGCTCTATATCCATATATCTTACCGGATACTGCCTTTGCATTTGCATTACCAGTGCCTGTAATTTGAGTGAAGAAGTCGTTGGTTGCGATGATCCCAATGTATTCAAGACCAGTTGGAGGAGTCTCCATGCTTGTACGTGTAAAGCCAACACCAGCGGAAGCAGCCGCTAATGCACCAGCGGTTCGAATATTCAGAGAAGCGGTTGCCATGCAAGAAGTGGAGGCAAGAGTTGCGACGGCGGTTTGAGAGTTGGTGGTTAAGCTTGCGCCGGTTGCGGTGTTGACACCAGGAACAACATCGGGTGCCAATGGATCCAGATTTATTGCTTGGACTACAAATACTTCATTGTCCAGGGGATTGAGTTGAAGATCAACTCTAGCCTGGGTGAAAGTATTCGCTGCGCTTTCTGTATTGCTAAATCCAATTGTAATTAAACTGGAAGTCTGGGTCAAACCTTTGATTGGCATGTGGTGTGCTAACTACACTAGGTTTATTAATTCATGTGCATAACAAAAAAACCTGATCTGGTCGTTTCCTACTAGTGGCAGGTAATCTTCTCATCTAAATTCAAAATGACTCTACTGCGGAGATTTCCCACAAGCCAACCCGGTGCTGCTTCGCAAGCATCCGTGCCAAATCTCCTACAACCGTCTACGACAAGTGGCCGTCTACCTATAAGATTTGCACC